ATTCAAATTCTTGGTTGTACTTGTCTTCGCCCATCTCCTTCTTCGCCGCTTCGAGTTCCGCAGCAGGGACAATGCCCGTTTGAGACGCTTTGAATTCAAGTAGAGACCAGTCATCCTCTTTCTCTGCCCGATCTCTCAGGTCTTTAAAGTGGTTCGCACCCTTCGGGGTTCCGATGAATAACGCCCACCCCAGTCTGTCGGATAGCGCAGGTCGCACTACCTCGTTCCAGATTTTAGGGTTCATGTCACCCACTTCGTCCAGCACCACCCCGTCAAGATATATCCCTCTGAGGGAATCTGGGTTGTCTGCACCGTAAAGGCTTATTCGCCTACCGTAGAAGTCCACCCGCAACTCTGAGATGTTCGCAGTAGCGTTTAGCGGTTGTGTGTACTTCAGCAGGTAGTCCCAGGCTACTCGCTTGGCTTGGGTGTAAGTAGGTGCGATGTAGGCAAAACGAGGAGCTTCCCGTTCGCATTGCAGCGCAGCTTTAATGATTTGGTTGATTGCCGCAACAGTCTTTCCGAATCGTCTGTGCGCCACCGCAACAGAGAATCGGTGAGCATCAACTGTCGAATGGAGGTGTAGTTGATGTTCACGGGGCTTATAGGGGATAGTGATTAGCTCTGCCATCCGAATCTAACTTCTAATGGCGCATCTGCGTCTCCAGCCAATTCGGTTCTTGCAACATCAGGCACAACCTTCTTGAGTAGGATTTCCGCAGCTTTGATCTGCGTGCTACTCATATCTAGTTCGCCATTTGCGTGCTTAGAGAGTCGGTCTAGCAATACGCCAGCACGAATCTTCTCTTTCCACTCATCCGACAATTGGGTTCGTCTCGTTCTTGCAGCCATTTTCTAATATCACTCCGTAAGGAAGAAGGCAGTCTTGCACCATCTTCCAGTGGGTTGGTGAGTCAACAACTCTATCAAGGCACATCGGGTAAATGTGGTTAAAAGTCAGTTCATACCAAGTAGTAAAAACTGAATTCCAAACTGGGTGAAAGCCAGAAATGCTAACAGTGCATTTCTTTCTTACACCTTTGCATCCTTTAAAGAATGTAGCAAGTATGTCCGGTCTAACAAGCAACATTTCCAAGGCAGACCTGAGAGAGATTTCCTTCTTCTCTGGTTCAACATACGGCATTGGGCCTACAAACTCATCTGCTGGGCCAAGCACTACATTCGTTAGGTTGTCGTAACTGGTTATTAGCTCTGCCTCGTGCCTGTAAGCATCAGCCTCGTTCCAAAAGTACGCAACTTTTCTTTTTCCAACTTTTAAGTTTTGCCGCCACAAACTTCTGATTTTATTGCACTTATGGGAGCATACCCCATTCTTTGCTTCAGACTCATGGGCATTGATTCTGTTCCCCGAACCCTTGCCTACATAAAAGACTGAATCGTCTCTTGGGTCATATAGTTCGTAGACATACCATTTTGCTTCCATGTCCGAATCCTTAGTGGTTGTTCGGGAAATATATAGTTTACCCTTTATCGTCAAGTCTGCATACTTCAACTAGGTCGTATTTGCTTGCCTTGCCTGACCATACCTCAAAGTCTGGTTTGATCTCTCGCAATTCGTGAAACTCTGTAGTGCCGAACTTCTTCAGGTGATGCTCCTCTGGGTACTGCCAGATATATGCACCCTCTAGACAGTAGTTAAGAAGCCTCTCCACTATAAATGGAGTCATGGGGAAGTTCCCTCGTGAATACCCAGCATCCTGATTCAGACCTGGGTGACTGAGGTGCTTCTCCATGAATTCAAAGTATCTGTCCCACCAGTCTTTCTTTCCTAAAATGTAGGAGCAGAAAGCCATGTCCACCTGAAACTCGTTGGTGTCCACCATGTCTTGAGCCACTTTTATGAGTCTCGGGTGAGACTGCCAACAGTTGTAGCTCACCGCAGATATAGCGGGAAACGGGTTAATAATCACCGCATCGTAGTTTCTGAGAAGTTCTCTTGCTTGGTCTTCCCATTCGTCCAGTTGGGACTTGCGGTAGAACTTCCAGCTTATAAGACCAAAATCGCCTTCAGGTCTCAGGTGCTTGAATATGTCGTACTCTAGTCTCGGACACTCGATCTTCCTGGTGTCCAGATGTGTTGTGTTCGGCAGCAGGTGTGCCTTTTGGTCGTCTCGGTAGTAAGACTGGAAAATCTTCACTTAGGCTTGTAGCGCTCTTTCAGTCGTTTTCCAAGTGACTTCAGTTCTTGCAGGTCTTGCTCATTCTTCGGAACAGGTGCAGCCCAGCGCTTAAATTGCATGGCGGCAGGTGTTGGCCTACCCTTGTCGTCTTTTAGTGGATGGTTGGCGGTTAGAGCTTGCGCTGCTTTTCTGTAAATGAACTTGGCTCGATCATACTGGTCATCTCGGCTCGCACCTTTCGTTGACCTAACGGGCTTGCGTACAGAGCCACCTCCCCGATTATGTTCAGCCATCTTCTTATTAGTCTGGCTGTCGTACTTTTCGAAGAGTTTGGCTGCTTCACGAACTTTCATTTCTTTGCCCTGGCCCCAGCCATGTTAGCAATCAAAGACGGGTACTTAGTGCCAGACTTCTTTGCGAATGCCTTGGCAGCTTTCTTCTGGTTCGGGCTGAGTTCTTTAGGCTCACCCAGAGCTTTAGGACGCTTCTTGTCCCAGACCGCTTTCACTTCTTGTACTCCGGCTTGCCCTTCATGCTCTTGGTGTCCTTCGTGTACTTCTTGGCGACTGACTGCGGAACCCCGAGCATCTTAGCCATCTTGGGGTTGTTGGCAGCAGCTTGCATGAAACGGTTTTGAGCTTTGGATACGCTAGGCATCATCTTCCTCCATTGGTTCCCATGCGTCACAGACACCCGACTTCTTGCACTTGAAGTCCCACATTACACAGTAAACCTCTTTATCGGTAACGCCACACTTGTTCATGGGCATGCCGTACTCACAATTGCCGCACTTCTCCTCGCCCTCGGCTGGGCCATAGGATGCTTTGAGAACTGCGACCTGCTTGTTTCCCTTGTTGACGATCTCGTCTTGAGTCGCCAGAGGACACTCTCCGTCTTCGAGGAGTCCCTCTTTCTCGACCGTCTCAGGCTCTGAACCCAAGAGGCCAATCATAATCGTTGGGCCTTTCACTTCTTTTTCCCAGGCTTAGTGGGTTTCTTCATGGGCTTTTTGCCGTACATAGCAGACTCCAAAAAAAAGCCCTGAACAAGGCAGGGCAAAAGGGGAGGAGAAGATGGGCGCAATAGCCCACCCCGAATATAGCATTACTGCTCGGTTGACGCAAGGGTGAACACATAAATCATGCGTGGCCCGAGCTTGTTTGTAGACTCGACCTTGGTCTTCGTAACCTTGCCAGCCTTTACATACCTCGCAAGGCAGGCAGAGATGTAGCTGCGCTTGTAATTCGTGATGTTCTCAATCTCAGCGCTAGTGATGGGTTTGTCGGACAGTACATCCAGGATAGTTTGGCAACTCATTTAAGACTCCAAGCGTGGACTTGTTGGGCGTGATTCATGATCTCTCTGGTAACGACTTGAATCAGCGCTAGTCGGTTTTCGTCTGGTTTGGCTGCGTTAGCCGTGAGTTCTCTGAGTTCTGCTCCAAGTTGTTGTATTTTTACAACATGCAGTGCTGGATCATTCATGCGTTCTTTTCCTTAAGTTTGGCTTCAATGGCTTTGGCAAAAGACTTGTATTGTAGTGAGTCGAATTGCTTGTATATGTTAAACACCTCGTCGTCGGTCAGACCGACCCATTCTCTCCTTGCTCTGAGGTAGCCAAGCACATCTCGTAGCTCAGACTCCAGTGCGTCTAGCGCCTGATCCATTGTGTCTGCATGGCCTGTTGCTAGGTCAAATGTACCCATGATTCGGATAAGTCGATTTTTGTCAGAAACTCGTACATTTTTTTCTGACATGTCGATGGCGTGTACATCTTCTATTTCCGGCAAATCCTCAGAACTCAGTGCGTTGACGGAAACACCCCTTGCCACTTCAATGCTCATATGTTCTTCTCCTTTAGTGAGTTCTCGATGTCTCGTGCTAGCGTCATCAGCGCAGGCATTTGGTCGTAGCTAGGCCACCAGTGAGGTAGTGCTTTGATCTCTTCATCAGTAAGCCCAACCCACTCCTTGCAGTTAGGGCATTCAATCTCAGGCTCTGTGCCAAACCGTTCTATCCACCAATTGCGCTGACTTCTATCGCCGTCATAGATCAGCTTCACCCCGCACTTGCAGCATGTAATGTAGTCACCGTAAGCCACTGTTCTTTCCTCATAGGCCAAGTTCCGCATCGATGCGGGCCAGTTCGTCCAATGCTGCCCTTTGACGAGCAGTCAGCCCAACCCATTCTGCCGTTTTGATCGCCAGCGCAAAGCTAATCAGGCCATCGTCCTTGAAGTTCCAGCGACCAAAATCGTCCATCCACCCGTACTGGTCTGCTGCGTCAAAAATTTCCTCGTCAGTCATAGCCACACCCCCATGATGTTTTTTGAATACTTCTTACTGAGCGTTACCGGATCAGTGGGTTGTCTCTTGTCAGTTTTCTAAGCCTGCCCTGAACCTGCTTGACCGTAAGACCTAGATGTTTGGCGATCTCGTAGGTCGTCCGTGGCTTAAAACAGTAGTCAATTATTTCCTGCATTTTGTCCCCACCAGAGTGTTAAACATGCGCCCTCCAAGTCTTTGTGGACTCGCTTGGTGTTCAGCGCAGCCTCCCAGCCCTGCCTGTACGCTTTCTGAAGCTCTTGGTTAGATGGCACATAAGTAGCCGACCAGACCTCGTAGATAATCCAAGCGAGTAGGCAGACTAGGCCAATCATCACCAGAGATAGGTCGGAATGTGGGCGCTCATACTGCCATCCTCGTTCCTGAGGAACTTTACTGTCGGGTTTTCGCATCTGTTCTTCTCCAGCATTGATTGTTTGAATTGAGGTGTGCAGTCAGCGCATGGGCCTAGTGCTGGAGGCTCTGTACGAGCAGCCTCCTTCCACTCTTCGTACTGCTGCCGTGTAAAACACATGGGGTATTCCCCCGCAAATTTAGGCTTCTGCAAGGTCGCTCTTCCTTTGATCTTTAGCTGCCGTGATCTTTGAGAGCGCCTCTTGGTCACCGTTGAACTGTCTGACCGCAGCTTGGAACACGACTTGTAGGGCAGGGATGCTAGGAGCCGCCAGGATCGCCTCTATCGCCTTCGCTGGGTCTTGCTTCTTGGGTTTTGATGCAGCGTTACCGTCGTCGTCTTCAGGGGCGATTCCGCAAGCCGCCATGAGGG